GCTCAGAGAAAACGAATTGATTTGTTAAAAGTTCGTGATGAAGCTAATGAAAGATTAGTAGAATTAGTTGAACCTAAATGGTACGAAAATCAGTATCTTTGGTTAGGAATAGGATTTATCTTAGGAAAAATATAATGAAACCTACAGTACTAAAAGAAGTAATAAAAAAAGAGTATGTAAAATGTGCTCAAGATCCAATATACTTTCTAAAAAAGTACTGTGTAGTTCAGCACCCAATGAAAGGTAAAGTTCCGTTTCATCTATTTGAGTATCAAGAAGAATCAATAAAACTTTTTGAAGAACATAGATTCAATGTTATATTGAAAGCTAGGCAATTAGGATTATCAACATTATCTGCTGGGTATGCTCTATGGATGATGACATTTCATCAAGATAAAAACATACTGGTAATTGCTACAAAACAAGATACTGCTAAAAACTTAGTTACTAAAGTTAGAGTTATGCATGCTAACTTACCAAGTTGGTTAAAACAAAAATGTACGGAAGATAACAAGCTGTCGTTGAGATACAACAATGGTTCACAGATAAAAGCTGTTTCAAGTGGTGAGGATAGTGGTCGTTCAGAGGCTCTATCACTACTCATATTAGATGAGGCTGCTTTCATCGATAAGATTGAACCGATATGGGCTGCTGCTTCACAAACACTATCTACTGGTGGACAATGTATAGCACTATCCACACCGAATGGTGTTGGTAATTGGTTTCATAAGACTTGGGTTGGTGCGGAAGATGGGACAAATGATTGGAACACTATAAGATTACATTGGAGTTTACATCCTGAAAGGGACGATGAGTGGAGAAAAGACCAAGATAAACTATTGGGTCCTTCATTAGCTGCTCAAGAATGTGATTGTGATTTTATTACTTCTGGACAAACTGTAATTGATGGTATTGTGTTAGAAGAGTATAGAGAAAAACATTGTAATGACCCATTAGAAAAAAGAGGAGTTGATAGTAATCTTTGGGTGTGGCAACCACCTAATTATACCAATGATTATGTAGTATCGGCTGATGTCGGTAGAGGAGATAGTGCTGATTACTCTGCATTTCATATAATGAACATAGAAACAATGGAACAAGTTGCTGAGTATAAAGGTAAGATATCAACAAAAGACTTTGGTAATCTATTAGTAAACATATCAACTGAATATAATAATGCTTTATTAGTTATTGAAAATAACAATATAGGATGGGCTACAATACAACAAGTAATAGATAGAGGATATGAAAATCTTTTTTATACAAGTAAAGATTTACAATATGTAGATACAGAAAGACAAGTAAATAATAGATACAGAACTCAAGATAAAAGTATGGATCCTGGATTTAGTATGACAATGAAAACAAGACCACTAGTTATTGCTAAATTAGAGGAATATTTTAGAGAAAAGTCAGTAATTGTCCGTTCAAATAGATTAATAGATGAACTTTTTGTATTTATATATAACAATAATAAAGCTGAAGCTATGCAAGGATATAATGATGACTTAGTAATGAGTTTTGCTATTTGCTTGTGGGTAAGAGATACTGCTTTACGATTGAGGCAAGAAGGTATTAGTTTACAGAGAAAGACATTGAGTGGTGTTGCAAATCAAATGCTACCACAAAATAGCAATCAAGTAAATGAGGGAAATTGGGAATGGAGTCCCGATGGAAAAATAAAAGAATCATTAGAATGGCTTATTAAATAAGAGGTAAAAATATGGCAGACACAACATTAACTGGTAGACTAAAAAGATTATTTTCTGGAAGTACCATCGTTAGAAATATCGGTGGAAGAAAATTAAAAGTGATGGACACTAGCAAAATTCAAGCAGGTGCACAAAATACATTAGTTGACAGATTTCAAAAACTTCACTCTAATATGGCTAATCATCCATATAATGAACTTTTACAAGTACAGCAACTTCGTTTAGGTTTATTCAGAGATTATGAATCAATGGACTCGGATTCAATTGTTGCTTCTGCATTAGATATATATTCAGACGAATCGACAATGAAAAATGAATATGGAAAGATTTTAGGAATTCGTACATCAAATGATCAAATACACGATATACTTCATAACCTTTTTTATGATATAATAAATATAGAATTCAATCTATGGCCTTGGGTTCGTAATATGGTAAAGTATGGAGACTTCTTTTTGAAGTTAGATGTACAAGATAAATATGGAGTTATGAATGTACAGCCAATGTCTGCTTATGATATTTCTAGATTAGAAGGACACGATCCAGAAAATCCTCAAATGGTTCAGTTTGAATATATCCCACAACAAGGAAGTGGTCATGTCGGTGCCAAGCATTCTGCTAGAGGTAGAGAGTCTACTCTTTTAGAAAATTATGAAGTAGCACACTTTAGACTTCTTTCAGATTCTAATTTTGTACCATATGGTCGTTCTATATTAGAAGGTGGTAGAAAAGTTTGGAAACAATTAACTCTTATGGAAGATGCTATGTTGATTCATAGAATAATGAGAGCTCCTGAAAAAAGAATATTTAAATTAGATATCGGAAATATTCCTCCTGCTGAAGTTGATAATTACATGCAACAAGTAATAAACAAAATGAAAAAAGCACCTATTATGGATGAGAAAACAGGCGAATATAATCTTCGATATAATATACAAAATCTTACAGAAGATTTCTTTTTACCTGTAAGAGGTGGTGACAGTGGTACTAACATAGAGTCTTTGCCTGGATTACAATATGAAGCAACAGACGATGTTGAGTATTTGAAGAATAAGTTATTAGCATCACTTCATGTTCCAAAGGCTTTCTTAGGATACGAAGAAGGGCTTGGTTCTAAGGCTACATTAGCTGCTGAAGATGTTAGGTTTGCTAGAACAATCGAAAGAATACAGAGAATTTTAGTTAGTGAGCTACAAAAAATTGCTGTAGTTCATTTATACTCACAAGGGTTTAGAGATCAAGAACTTGTAAACTTTGAATTGAATTTGACAAATCCATCTACAATCTACGAACAAGAAAAGATTGAGTTGTGGAATAACAAAACATCATTGGCAGAATCAATGATAAGAGATGGGTTGGTATCATCTGAATGGATTTATAAAAATATATTTGGATTTACGGATGATCAAATAAAAGAACAAGATGAACAAATAACATTTGATTATAAAACAAAGTTTAGACGCTCACAGATAGAGTCTGAAGGAAATGATCCTGCTAAAAGTGGTGAGTCACAAGGTACACCATCGGATATGGCTATGGGTAGAACTGGTCATGAGTTGAATGATGAGGGTGGTTCAGAAGAAGGTGGACAACCAGGCGCTGGAAGACCTAAAGAAGCTGATAAATATGGTCAGGATAGTGGTACTAGAGGAAGAGATCCTATCGGTTCGCATGATATGGGCAAAGCATATAGTACTAAATCATTAGCAAAATATGAAAATATGCTAAAACATTTTGGAGATAGTGCTAAAGAGTTACTAAATGAAAGTGGCGAGTTAGAAAAAGAGTATAAAAGCGAAGTTGATTCGTTAAATACTAAGAAAAAGTAGTTTACTATATATTTATATAAGAGAAATAAACGATTGGAGTTCGTAAATGAGTAATAAAATAAAACACTCAAAAGTTAGAAATACAGGTATACTATTTGAGTTACTTACAAGACAAATTACCGCTGATATTATCGAAAACAGAGATGGGTTAGCAGTCAACTTATTGAAGAAGTACTTTTCCCCTAAGACACAATTAGGGAAAGAATATGAATTGTATAGGATATTGACTACGGAAACCTATAATTCAGAAAGTAAAGCTAATCATTTGATTAATGCTGTAATGAAAACTTACAATAAAATCAATCGCTCTGAACTTCGACGTGAAAAATATAATTTAGTTAATGAAATAAAAAATACTTATAAAATAAGTGATTTTTTTATGGCTAGAATAGGAAACTATAAACTTAATGCTAGTATATATAAACTATTTGAATCAATAACCATTTCAGATCCTTCTTCCGAAACAAATGCTCGATATACAATAGTGGAATCTATTACAAGAAAGAAAATGGTAGAAAGTGTTAAATCAAATAAAACCATAGAAAATTATAAAAAATCTGAAAAAGACCTTAGATTACTTACTTACCAAGTATTAGTAGAGAAGTTCAATAAAAAGTATAAAGGACTTAGTGGTTCACAGCGAAACTTGCTGAGAAAATATATAAATAATATTTCCAATACAAACTCACTAAAAGAGTTTGTTGAAAAAGAATCTATTGAAGTTAAAAAACAACTCCAATCGTTTTTACCTAATATAGATGATGAGGTTACATCCATAAAATTGAAAGAAGCAATCAAACAATCCGATAAATTACTGAGAGGTAGAATCGTAGAGGATAGTCAAGTTATTACTTTGATGAGATACTATCAATTATTAAAGGAGCTGAAGGATGTCGCTGGAAAGTAAATTAAGAGAACGAGTTCAAGAAATGTTAATTGACGAAGTAAGTTCATTAGAAGAAGCTTCGGTAACTGCTAATGTACCTGGCTATCAAACGCCGTATGCGTTTAGTAAAAAGAAAAAAGGTCATAAAGATCCTGAAGTTGCTGGATATAAAAAAGTGAATGAGGGTAAGTATCATCAATATAGAAACAATGAAACTCTAACAGCAAAACAAAAGATTGGTCGTTCAATGAGAGAAGTTAGGGATGGACTTGCTAACTTAGAAAAATTAGTTAAAATGAATGTACGTTTAAAAAATGAATTGAATGTAGATTCAAGATCATATTGGAAAAATACGAATAAGGCTTTACATAAAATAAGTGAGAGGTTAGTAAAACTAGCAAATAAAGTAGGACAGTTACAGTAACTGGAACTCACATGCCGTTTGAAGATAAAAAGAAATCCTATATGGATACTCTTTTTAGTATTTCGACTCTGTTGAAAAGATGGCAGGTTGAGATACAAAAGAAAGATGTAGATAAGACTTATATGATAAGGAGACTTGGACAATGGATAGAACAATTGGAAAGTCTCAGAACAGAAATTATGATGGAGAAAGATTAATGATATCACTATTAGAAATAGCACAAAGTATAAATGAAGTTGATGATGAAAAAGTCATCAAGTATAAAAAGAAAGATGGTGAGTCAGGTGAAATGAAAGCTGGTTCAGCTAAGTCGATGCCTAAAGACCATCCAGCAAAGTTAGCTTGGGATAAGATGCAGGATGATGATGGAGATGATAGTGAAAAGGATTCTGCTGGTAAATTAGGCACCGCTGATTTCGATAGAGAAGGTGATGATGTTGACGATATGGATAGAGATGACCAATTTGATGCTGATGATGACGATGATTATGAAACTGCAGAAGAAAAATCTGAAAAAGAAAATAGTCAGATAGGAAAAGACCTCAATGCTATGGAAGGTGATTTGAATGGTTTAGGTATAGATTTTTTGGATTCTGCAATAGATGATGGTATGTATGCTGTTTTAGCTGATCCTGAAAGTGAGGGTGATCCAGAAAAAGAAATGGCTGTAAATGCTTTTCCTGATGGAGAGGGTGTTGGATATGCAGTAAATATTGGTTCAGGACATAAGATGATTTACTTTGACAACAAAGAGAAAATGCTTGATGCTGCTAAAAAACTGGTTAATGATGATAGAATTAGAAAGTCAATGGATAAAGATGGTAAGGAAGATTTAGCAGATTTAGGTGATTATGCAGAATCTCTTTTGAAAGGTAAAGACGAAACCAAAGTTATTAATGGTGTAAAATATAAACCAATAAAGGAATCAAAAAAGAATTATCGTATACTAAAAGAAAATTATGATAGAATATTTAGGAGTAGAAAATGAAGCAATTAATAGTAGATTATCTACCATTTGAAATAGGAGCCGAACAAATCAATGAGGCTATGAAAGAGAACAACGGAAAGTTAGTTGTCAAAGGTATCTTACAGAGAGCAGATACTAAAAATCAAAATGGAAGAGTTTATCCAAGAGAAATACTAATGCGTGAAGCTAAAAAATATTCTGATGGATTTGTAAAAGAAAAAAGAGCTATGGGTGAATTAGACCATCCTGAGTCATCAGTAGTAAATCTACAAAATGTATCTCATAACATTACAGAGATGGCTTTCAATGGTGACGATTTAGTTGGTACAGTAGAAATCCTAACAACTCCAAGTGGTAATATACTAAGAGAGTTATTCAAAAATGGAATAAAGTTGGGTATTTCTTCTCGTGGAATGGGTTCTGTTTCACCAGTAAATGAAACTGGTGCTCAAGAAGTTGGTGATGACTTTGAGTTGATTGCTTTTGACTTCGTTTCCAATCCATCTACGCATGGTGCTTTTCTTCATCCGATGAACGAGAGTGTTGATAATAACATTTCTATTCGTGATACTAAGTATGGTAAGGTTGAAGCAACTATCAATGATATATTGAGAGGATAAATGCCATTCAAATCTGAAAAACAGAGAAGATGGATGCATGCTAATAAGCCTGATATGGCTAAAAAGTGGGAAAAGAAATATAAAAAGGAAGATAGAGATTATAAAGATGAATATAAAAAATTTCAATCTTCTAAAAAAGCTAAAAAGTATAGAGCAGAACTAAATAAGTATAATCGTAAGAAAGGTACTTATGGAAATGGTGATGGTAAAGACGCCTCACACAAAGGGGGAAAGATAGTGGGATTTGAAGCACAATCTAAGAACAGAGGAAGAGCTGAAAAAAGTCGTTTGAAGAAAGAAAGTACTTTGAACGAACTTACTCCACAGCAAGTTATTGCTACTTTAGTTGATGTTGCTATGAGAAGAAGTGATAATATTATCAAAGGCTTGGTTAAGGATGTTGCTAAAAGAGACAGGAATAAGGCTATGGAACTTATGAAACTTTACAAAAAATACTTTGTAGAGTTTTCATCAAGAGCTAAAGTATCTAATCCCATAAAAGATGGTGTGAACGAAGCTAAAGATCCAGATGTGATAGCTCAAATAAGAGGTGTTCTAAAGAAAGGGTACTCTAATGTAAAAGATCCTGTTTCTGGTAAAAAGATGAAAATGGATAGTTATACAGCATCTGCTATAACTCAAGTATATGACGCTATCAATACATCAAATAAAAAGAAATTTTCTAAACTACCGATACTGAAAATGCAGAATATTGCTTTCAAAGTTATAAAAAAATAAATGATAAAACTAAAAGATATATTATTAGAAAATCCAATAGACTATATTGATAATGATATAGACGATATAGAACTTCTAAGAAGAAAAGATAAGTATGATACTTCTGTAAATGAAGATATGGATTATGTACCAGCTAAATTTAGTAATCCTGAAGCAAAATCACATATGGATGATGATGTAAAGAAAATGTCAACTCTTTTAGGTAAGGCTTCACAACAATGTATAAAGATTATGATGGATGGTGTAAAGGGTGGTAAGTATGATGCTTTAGATATTATAAGAGGTATCGAAACTGGTGCGTGGAATAGAACACATAATGGTGAAAGAACTTTTATGAAAATGTTATGGAGAAAAGTTCGTAACGGATTTAGACGATATATGCCCAAAGGAAAATTAAGAAAATAGATATTTATATCTAAGGAGAAAAACTATGGCTAACATAAAACTAAAAGATTTACTAAACGAAATTTCAACTCAAGGTGGAATGATTTCTCATAATCCTTGGGTAAATGAAGAAGAAAAAGATGAACCAAAAGTAGATGTAAAGGAATTAGTATCAAAAATTAATAGCTTCAATTCTATTGGTGAGTCTATATATGGTAAAGGTAATCTAAAAGAGGTTGCTGAAAATCTTTCTTCGATAGCTGAAGGTGCTGCTCAACACACACTCTCAGAAGTAGATGATATGTTTGATAAGATTACAGTCAGTCGTAATATGAAAGAACTTACAGGTTTATCAAAACAATTTGGTAAAGTAGCTAGTGAAGCTAATTCTCTACAAGAAAGAATGAGTGGACTATATGAAGATATGGG